GGTCATCCGTCTGCCCATTATGGGCTAAAACGGTCAGACCAAGCATGGCAGTTTCTGCGCATGCTTCGTCGTCATGGCATCAAGTTTCTTAAAGATTCTTGGTGCCTGTCATCAGACCTCTCAGAGGCAACTGATGCAATTCCAAAGAGTATAGTCAATAACTTACTCAGAGGATTCTGTGAGGGAATCGGTTTTACCGGTTACCTTGCACAGATGGCAATCCGAATTGCTTCAAGCAATAGGATTGTTTTCACGCCAGCTGGAGTTACTCTAGCTGTGCGCGGAATCTTTATGGGCGAACCGCTCGCAAAGATTACTCTCGCACTCTATGGATTAGTGTGCGAAGAAATCGCTTTGAGAAAATTTCTCAATTACGATTTTAGCACCCCCATTCATGTTGAATGGAGGTGTTTCTCCGTAGGAGGTGATGATCACATTGCCTACGGACCCAAGAATTATCTCAATGAGATAACTTCTTGTCATTTGCGGCTCGGATCTAAGATCTCTGCCGAAAAGCACAGTATTTCCCGCATTGCGGTTAAATACTGCGAAAAATTCCTCGATGTTAGAAACTTCGAGAAATCTTTTAGTTTTCCTCATAAAAATTATGAGGAGTACTTAGTCAGTCCCTTTGTCGATTCGATCAAGGTCCGACTTCTTGCACCAATCTCTAAGAGTATTGAAGTGCAAAACGATCGCAATATTGCGATCGGCAAAGCCCTCGGGTTGTCTAAGACACTCCGCTGGCTTGAACCATTCTATTCCAATTATTGGGTTCGAATGGTCCGGGATCGTTTCATCTATAGGATGAAACATTATCTCCCTGAAACAGGGAGTTTACCCGGTTATATGATCTTACTTCCCCAAAATTTGGGGGGTTTAGATCTATGGCTTGAAGCTGACTTAGTCAGCCTCTGGAGCCACTTACCCGGCATTGTATGCCGTGTAATCAATGATGTCCTTATGGGACAATCAAATGAAAAGGATCTGCGTATTCTTAAAAAGTTTACGTCAAACCCTTCTATTCGCGGCCTCGACTTTAAAGAGAAGGTCCGTGAATTTGTCGAAGATGCCATTGGCACTTTCGTCAATAGAGAGCCTTTGAACAAAGTTCTAAAGCGCTTTCCGGATGTCGATTTTAAATCGGCATACGAATCCACTCTGGATATCCTAAGGAATCTAGGGTGGGTAACCTACGAAGAGGCAGTTTCACTGACTCTTCGCGGTTATTTATTCGCGGAAATGATTTCCGAGAATATTCCGGTTCGTGTTTATAACACGTCACCGTGGAAGACTCGTCTAGACATAGTCTGGAATCGTCTTTATCGCGGCCACTTTCCTAAGGAAAGAGTTGCGATTCTTCCGAAAGACCTCAAAGAGGCCTTTCGTGAAGCAGTTCCCTTCGTCCTATATAATATAGGAGAGGTGAACTTGGCCCAACAGTACCACTGTGTTAATCCTGAGGATAGCACAATGTTCTGTGGGTACCAAATCTTCGAGAAGTCCATCAAAGATGAACTCCTCGAAGAACTCCCTACTCTCCAGATACAATCTGCGATTGTGGGAGATTTCTTATTTGGCTAAGCCAAATAGGAAAATGTCTTTCATAGATTTATTGAATCTATCCCGAAGGACTATTCAATCCTGAAAAACCTGTAGGGGGC